CCGTGCTTATCCTGAATGCGTGTGCGCACCAGATAGCCAGCCGTTTCCAATTCCTTCAAAGCCGTAAGTATCGCCGCCCGACCTTCCGAACCTTCACGCGCAAGGCTGTCAGCCGAAGTACGCCAATCATCAGGGCGAGACAACACGCAAGCCAACAGCCCACGCGCCCGATACGACAAACGCTTATCGCGCAACACATCGTTCCCGATGATGGTGAAATTATTTGTCTTTCTTGCACCACGAACAATCATCTGCCGACCACCGAAAGCAATGTGTCCAATGGGGTCAAATCATCAGCATTCATCACCAAACGCATTCCATACCCGTAGTCATGTTCAAAGTGTGTACGCATGAACCGCTTGCGCGAAACACCGCCAATGATTTCAAAAGTTGGGTCATCGCCAACTGAATGTTTATCTGCCAAATGACGAACAAGCAACGCGGCATCAGCAACAAAATCATCTGCCGAATTGAAAATGAGCGCACGAAGCGACGAAGTTTTGATTTGCCAATACAAACCGAATGCTTCACAATCTGTTCCATCATCACCACCAATCATCACCGACAAATTCGGTTCGGTATTCAAGGCGTGACAGCCCGCGATTTCACCCATAATCCCAATCAAAGAAACCCCCTGTGAACTGTTGTTGCGGTCAAATTTTTTATCGCGAATATCGTGCGTGTCTTTGATGCGTAGTTTGTCTGCAACCCATTGATGAGCCGCCGCAACTTCATCATCTGTCAATCGGTAAATCATTCGCCCTGCCCGTAATACTCTGCGAGCGCAGGCGCAACATAATCACGCCACACCGACAAGCGAACCATCACCAAGCCTTCGCTACCCCAATCATCAGGCATCAAAACGGCGCGACATGGTTTGCGAAGCGAACCGAAATCTGCTTCATTGCTACGCACCTGTTTTTCAATGCGTAACCATGCGGTCACCGCAGGTTGAATTTGTTTTCCTGATTTGACTTCGTTGGCGAAGATGGGGTCATTCCATCGTTCTTCGTTCGCGTCACCGAACTTGTGTGATGGGGCAACACCCAATGCTTTGCGTGCATCGCGTTGTTTCTTCAATCCCTTTCGGCGTGACCGCCTGCCACGCGCAACAGCATCACCGCATCCTTTGATACGACGCTTGCCATCACGCGCAGGTTTGCCCAATGTTCCAAACAAAGGACAACCATCAACTTTGCAGTTGTCTTGCCTGCCTTCGCATTCACCCTTTCTTGGGTCGCCTAACATTCTTCACCACCTTCACTGCGTCAGCGAGCGATTGCCCGCGTTCAATTTCGTATCGCACCAATCGTCGTTGTCGTGGTGTCATTCCGCCGAACACACCCCACTTGTCATCCACATCATCCAATCCGATAACCAATTGCAAGCATTGGTCTGTGACCGAACATTCAGCACACAGTTTCAACGCCGCATCAAATCTGGTTTCCTTCAAAATCTCTGGAAAGAAAACATCGGTTGGCGCACCAACGCATCGCGCTTCATCGCGCCACGCTTGTATCGCCATCAGAATGGTTCTTCATCTGCTGGCAATGATGTTTGCGGTGATGATGTTTCGTTGTTCATTAGCGCGCTAATCACATTTGATGCTTCCTTGCTGGACAAGTCAGCCAACTTGCCACCCAAGTCGCGACCAATCAACTTCGCGACATATGCAAGAAGGTCATCGTTGTTCATGTTGCGTTCGCGGGTCAGTTTGCCAAGCAAACCGATTTGCTTTTGTGTAATGAACCCTGCGCCTTTCGCGGTGGTGGTTACTTGTTGTGTCTTTGCTGATGGGAATGCTTTGATGACCGTTGCAATCTGCTGGTTGTCATCTTGACGGTTACGCACTTCATCTGCCGACGCAACTTTGCTTGTCGTATCGCAAGCAAGTGCCGCCATGATGCACCGCCCCCATGCCGATGTTTCTGCGTTCATCACCATGCTGTCGCGGGTGAAGTTTGACTTCGGCACGCACGGTTCAATCGCAACCGCAACTGCTGGCATCGGGTCATTCGGTGTCTTGTAGCAAGCCGCGACATAGACGATGAATTCCTTGCCGCCGATTTCTTTGATGGTGAATGGCTCTGCTGGATTGAATGGTCGCAGTACCGCTTCGGGATACTTCGCTTTCAATTGTGCAATCCGTTCTGCAACGGTTAGATATCCGTCTAGTTCAAATGTCATTTCTTTTTTCCCTTCGTTGTGCGGAACACCCTGAATGGTGAACCTTCTTTTTCATACTGTGCAACCAAGTCAGGATGACTTGCCCGCATTCGTGCAACATCAACTGTTGCGCGACCTTTCTGCTGTTTCCAAGTGACAGCAACTTCGCCATTGATTGTTCCCACTTCCGCATCCAACAACATCCGTGCAAGATGGTTCTTTGCATTCTTTTCAAGTGCTTCGGCATCAGCACCCATCTTGCGCGCCTCATTCAATGCTTCAATCCACATCAGCGCATCAGCACCAAGTTCAACCTGCTTAGATTGCACTGCAAACAGCGTCGCAATTTGTTCGGCAGAAAAGTTGTCAATGTCGTCAGGCATCGGTTCGCCACGCAAGACCCATTCACCGAACACTTCCGCTTCCAAACGCAACGCGCTGAATGCATCGGTGTTGGTCGGGCATTCAATCAGCGACAATTTCAAATCGCGGTCAAGCACCGACAGAAACACGGGGCAACCTAGAACCATTTGTTGCGCCCACATCTGCCATAGATACATCGGCGGCACATCGCCAATATCGCGGATGGCGTGACGCGAAGTGGTTTTGCATTCCACACATACTGCGGGTGCGGTTTCATTGTCCACACCATCGGCGGTGATGAGCCATTGACCATCACGATACAGCGATTGCGGCGTGAAGAACTTTGTGCCAAGCGTGTCTGATGCGTATTGCAACAACATCGGTTCGGCGTAGTTGCCTGTGGTCATTGCGCTGGTTGCTGGTTGCTCATTGACCTGCATGGTTGCTTTCTCAACGAACAAATCGCCGCGTGTACGGAATTGCGATACCCCCATCAATATCGGTGCATCGCTACCGCCGAACGAAACCAAACCATCTGGTGTTCGTTTGCGTTGCGCCAACCATTCGGTTCGGTCTTGTGATTTGGTTACTAACTGCATTGCTATTTCCCTTCCGTGTTGTTGTTGGTTACATCTTGCGTTGGGGGTGTCACGGGGTTTGGAAGCGTGAAGGTGATGTGCTTGCTGGCTTGACCTTCAATGATGTAATCCACGCTGTATCCCCAAGTGCGAACTTCCGCAAATGAGATATCGCACTTCCATCGTTTCTGCCATGCGTGTCGCAGACAGTAATAAAACATCCGATGATGTGTGTCATAGTTTGTTCCGCCTGTGCGCAGTGGTGGACAGGCGATGTGGGCTAGTTCGTGTGCAAGCACAGACCACACCCGTTTGCTTCGCATCGCGGATTGGTCGGCATCCACATTGACTTGAATGTGACCGATGTTCCAATTGTTCTGCGGAATGTTTGCGTGTCCGTATTGCCTTCCGCGATTTTGCCCGCGTGCGATGGTGATGTTTGGTAGCGGTTTGCCTTTGTGCCAATCCGCCATCAATTTCCAGATGCGTTCGGCTTCCTTGTGAATGATGCGTTTGCGGATTGCGTCGCACCTTTCCTGCATCTTCTTCGGTTGCTCGCGTCTGCGGGCAACCTGACGCTTATGGCGCACCTTCTCGCGGCTACTTGCTGTGCGTCGCTCGCGTTGTGCTTCCAGCGCAGGTGCGATGCGTTGCACCAATCTTCCATTCTTGGATGAACATGGCAGACAGTATCGGCGCACATCATCCTTTCGTGGTTTGGTCGGTGCGAGAATTCCCGCATCGCACTGTGGGCATTTCCATCTTGCTTGTTTGGTTGCCATCGTCGTTCCTTCCGATGATGTTGTTGGTTACTTGTCGTATTGTCGGTCTGCTTGCGGGTCACGCACTTCGTACTTGCGACCATCTGACTTGCGGAAGATATCGCGCCTGTCATTGATGAGCGAACGCACCGTTGCTTCTGAGCATTCACCAATCGCCGCAAGTTCCTTCACGGTCACTTCCGCGAAGATGTTGTTCCTGCACCATGCGACAATCGCTTCTTTGCCACCGTCAAACGGAAGCAACGACACATCTTGTTGAAGTGCGTTGTGTCCGTTTCGTGCATAGCCGCGTTCCCCGCCGACGATGTGTAGTGAACCGTCGCGGTCAATCTTCAAAAAGTTGAACACGCCTTGCGGCATTCGCTTCCAATAAACGATGTCACCTTGTTTTAGATTGCTGATTTCGTTTGTCATGTTGTTCCCTTTTCCATCGGGTGTTCCTTTATCCCGATGCTTCAAGTATATCTTATGCCACCAAACATCAAACATCCAAATACCCCCAAAACAGCCCCAAAAACCGCAAATTCAAAAAATCTTTCCGCGAACCCCAACAACCACGCCACCAAAAAATTTACAAAAAATACGAAAACAAAAAATCAGGAAACGGGTGCGCACGCACAAAATCTGCGTGCCGCACCCGCACCCGACGCAATGCCGAAGGGGGGAACATCGCGCACTACGAACCTAACACAACAACTTTCTGCACCATCCCAACAGGAACAGCAAGAACGCTATCAAAACTTCCATCATCCGTTATTGATTGCGCAATCACAACATGACCCTGTTTCTTATCAGCCAACAACCAACCAACACTTTGAACAATGCACGGTTCATCATCAATATCCGCTTCATCACACCAATGACCTTCATTGATGGCGTGCGCATCATGCCAAACAACAAGAACCCGCGAATGGTCAATCATCGTCATCTTCATCAGCACCTTCGCAAGTTGTGACCCACCGATGCAATTTGCATTCGCACAACATCACCAACCTTCACGCTTTCTGTCCTGACAAAAGATTGGTGCTTGCACCGTTATGTTTCTCTCAGGTGTAACGATTGCAAGTGCTTGCTGTGGTACTTCAAAACCAAAACCCATCAGCATCGCGTATTCGTCAAAACCTTTCGTTGAACCATTGATGATGAGATGCGGCGTACTTAGATAGGTGTGCCAATGCCCCATCCAAAGCGTTCGGAAATTTTGACCCGTCTGCAAATACTTGTGTTCTTTCTTTGCGCGCATCCGCATGATTGGCGGATAAATTCCGCCGATGCCCGAACCACCATGTACTTGGTCGCCGTGCGTAATCAAATGACCATGTTCATAAATTTTCAAAAACGCATCCGCCGAAGTCGGAATATTGAACGACACACGATTATCGGAAGCAAAATATCTTTCAACCATCTTTGACAACAACCAATCAAAGTTCGTAACTACCCGTTGCTTCATGCGCGGCTTACGGGTGGTACGCCCATGATTACCAACAACACTGACCACCTGAACCTTCTTGAATTCATCAGCCAAGAAACCAACCGCGCCCGCAACCTGTTCCGACCAATACAAACAACTTTCCAACATCGTTGCTTCGTTCGTATCTTTCAATTCTTCGTGAATATCACCAGAAAAAATATCGCCACCCAAAATCAAAACAATCCCGTCATACTTCACGCCAGCCAAATAATGCCGCGCCATCTTCACAACACCCTTCGCCCACCGTTCAAGCCGCATCTTTGCAATCGTGCGGTTATACGCATTCAACCCTTCCATCTCATCGGGGTTCACCACCTCATCAAAATGTGTATCCGAAAGCATCGCCACAAGCATCGCCGCAGATGAACGCGGTTTCGCAGGCGACAACCAATGCGGCGGCTCTATCTCACTAGCATTCGCAGTTTCAATAACCCGAATAATCTTGTTCGCTTCATCAATCGCTTGGGTCAAACGCTCATTCTCGCGGCGCGCCAAATCCCGTTCCCGACGCAACTTGACAATGGAAACTTCTTCCTGTGTTTCCGCCTGCACTTCATCAGCGAACTTCATAACTAACCCCCCCGCGCCGATACAGCGAAATCAAAGAACTAGAAACAACAAACCCGCGACGCTTCAAAACTGTCGCCAACGCCTGCGACGAAATACTTGCATCATGCAAAGCATCAATGAAATCTTTGCGGTCATCATCGGATAACGCATCCGCTATTTCTTGCAACAGCCGCTTATTCGCCTTGCCTTTGTTTTCAATCTCAATCTGGATTTCGTTGTTTAGCAACCCCACCAAAAGCCCCTTCGCTGTGTTCCTGAATGTGCTTATCTAACCTGTCCGTGACCCCATCCACCTTACTATCCACCCGAAACACTGAATTCAAAATGCTTGACAACTGCCCCTGCACAACCGCATGGTCAGCCTTGTTTTCGTTACGCAAACCAATCAATTGAATAACAGCAACAACAATTCCACCGATGGCTGTAATCACACCAACAAGAACTGCCGCTACACCTGCATCCATCATTCACCGTCATCTTCACCCAAGAATACACGACGAAATTTTCGTTTCACTTTCGCCGCATCATCGGCAACACGCGGCGCAATCTCAATATGCAACCAATCCGAAGAAGGATTGCCACCGCCCGTCACCGTTGGCTTCTCATAGGTCTGCCATAAATCCCTATCGCAACGATAAGTGCGCCCATACTTCCCAAACGCATAATCAATAATCAATTCAATACCCAACACCTGAGCATTCCTACTGAGAATGTCACACCAATCAGTTGCAACTTTCCGACCATTCGGTTTGCCGCGCCGACCATCACGCATATTCCGATACGAAATATCCATAGCGCGACCCGTCGCATGAACCGAAAGACTTTGCTTTCCCTTCATCTTCCTGACGATAAAAGTGCCATTATTCCAAAGCGCACCATCAGAAAGAAACACCAATTGCCGCACGAATTCTTCCGTGCCTTCGCGCTTACCTTTCGCTATGCCATCGTTCGTACCCGTGTACGGGCGTGGCTTATTCATCGCCTATTTGCTGACACGCCCAAAAGCGGCATCATTCGGGTTCAACCAACGCAACACAGGCGGAATGAGAGCCGCAACAAACGCCTTCGCCAAATCATTGAAAGTGAAATCCAGCGTTGAAGCCACCGCGACCACTGCGGCGATTGCAGAACGCAAATACGAAAGCATCATCTGTTTCTGTTGTGGTGTTATCTCAACAACTTTCATTCTGGTGTCTCGCTTTCTGTGACTTCGGGTGCTACGAACACATTGTTCACCGCATCATAAGTGTCACCGATACCAGCGTACTTGCAACGCCGTGCGCCAAGAAACGATGTGTCAATCCAGCGACCAGATAGACCAAGTGAGTTGCAATAAGCGGTAATCTCATCGTCGTCGTCATTGAGATACGGAATCACGATGACTTGTTCCACGATGTTGTCGTCGTTTAGCCGTGCGGCGTGTGCGTTGTAATAAGGCATGTCAGACCTTGAACCTTACATAGACAACGCCCGAACCGCCAGACGCACCTGAACCGCCGTCAGCCGCACCGCCACCGCCACCACCTGTGTTTGCCGTACCAGCAACGCCGTTGGTAGATGATGTCGTGCCACCGTTGCCGCCACCACCTGCACCACCTGTGCGAACAGTTGTATTTGATGAGCCGCTTCCGCCGCCACCAGAACGATAGGTTGTTCCGCCAGCCTGACCAAGAAACGCTGAGATGTCAGAACCCGATGCGCCGTTGTTGTCGTAGACATTGCCGCCGTTGCCAGCACCAAAAATGCCAACACCGCCAGAACTTGTGCCGCCACCAGCACCGCAGAACGCCAGCACATCGTTGCCAATGGAACTGTAAGCGTTGGTGTGCCGCCGAGTTCCAGAAGATGCGCCGCCTGATTCTGCGTCACCTGCGCTGATAGTTATCGTTTCGTTTCCTGTTAGATAGACCGTTCCTTGAATGATGCAGCCACCAGCACCACCGCCACGACCGTTGCCGCCACCTGTGCCGCCACCACCAACTGCGATGTAATCAAACAAACCAGCCTTCGTGACCGTCAAAGTACCTGTGGCTGTGAAAGTCAGAAGCGTGTACGCCTCACCACCAACCGTGATGCTCGACGAAGTGCCACCCGTCGCCGCACCATAAACCATGATTGGCAGAATGTCGGTTGTTTGTGACGACACATAGCCGAGATACGAACGGGTCATTCCACTACCTCACTAACAGGCGCAACGAACTGCGACCCATCCCAAATGTCACCGATACCCGCATACTTGCCTCGGTCTTGTCCCTCAATGGGATTGTTGTTGTACGAAGTCTGCACCCATTCGCCAGCCAGCCCGATGTTGGCGATGAACTGTTTGCCTGCCGCCTCAGTAGGCGCATCATCGTTAGACACGACGATGACCTGTTGCACGATGCCGTTCTCTATCTTTGCGAAGTGAGCCATGTCAGACCTTCACTCTCACGATAATGATGCCAGAGCCGCCAGCCGCACCTGCTGTTGCGCCACCACCGCCACCGCCACCCGTATTGGTTGAGCCTGCCGTTGCTGTTCCCGTAGAACCTGCACCGCCACCACCTGAGCCACCAGCACCACCAGAAGAAGTACCAGCACCGCCGCCACCGCCCGAACGAGTTGTCGCAGAGTTATCCAATGATGTAGATGTTCCTGCGCCGCCAGCACCACCGTTGTTCGTCGTGGCGTTTGCGCCAACTGCTGACGCACCACCACCGCCGCCACCAGCACCCGACGCACCCGCACCACCAGACGAGCCTTGACCCGTCACCCCAGCACCGCCACCTAATCTGCCACCGCCACCTGAGCCACCAGCACGACCAGCCAAATCAACGCCACTACCTTCTGCACCAGCACCACCACCAACTGCGTAGTAACTATTCACACGAGAGAATGAGCCGTCTGAGCCGAGAATCTGCCCACTAGCCACCCCAGCACCACCAGCACCAACAGTCACCGTAAGCGTTCCAACGGGCAAGTAAGCGTCTGTGATTAGAAGATGCCCACCACCACCGCCAGCACCACGAGCGGAACCGCCTCCACCTCCGCCGACAATAAGCAAGTCTGCAAACCCAGCCTCAGTAACCGTCAGGGTACTGCTCGCCGTGTAAGTGATGTACTTGTAGTTGATACCACTATCCGTGTAAGTACCCGTAGCCGTATCAGAGAAATCGGCAGGCGACGGCGCAAATGCAGTCTGCGTCGTTAGTGACGACACATACCCAAGTTGCCGACGCGCCGTAGCCATCAGTTACGCCGTAATCTGATTGACAAACCCGTGAATGGTAATCACATCGGCAGTCGCCGCAAACGCCCTGATAACAAGCGGTGTTGCGTTGCCTTTTATGAGAAGTCCAGGGGTTATCGTCACCAATCCCGCTTCGGGAAGAACCGTCAGTTCAATCAAATCATCGGGGCTGGTTGTGCCACCCCATTCAATCGTCAGTTTTACCGACGACGCAGAAGTGTTCACTGCATACAGCCAAACTTCGTCATAGGTTGTTGCAGTTGCCGACCCTGTGTGAATGGTTGTACCAGCCGAAGCGGTAGCGGCAACTTTGATTGCACGCCCATCGGTAGAACCGCTTAGTTTGATTTTTTCGTATGTTGCCATTTGCTACCAATCCTAACTAAACACTTGCACTTGTAGAACATCTGCACCGCCGCTAACCGCTGTCCACGCTGACCCATCCCAAATAGAAAATTCGTTGGTATCAAGAAGATAACTGCATTCACCCGCTTCTAGTGTCGGCTCGCCAACACCGCCATAAGCGGCTGTTCGTGCGCTGGCATCAGCAAATACTTTGACACCGCGCATCAGGTATTGGTTGGTGTCCGAAGCGGTCAGAACATCGCCACTTGCAAACAGTTTCGTTCCCGTGATTGCCACTTTTACCTACTTTCGCGAATGATTAGCGTGCCAATCATAGCAACTAACTGAGCGCATTATTACTGTCCATGACCCCATATACCGCATCTGACAAAATCAGCGGATAGATGATAAAGGCATCGGACATGGCGATATCCAGTCTGTGAATGTTCGGGGTGATGGTTCTATTCAACCGTTCAACGGTCTGATATTTGACCACCTGTGACGGTGAACCCGTCTGATAATTGCGTTCAACGGTGATGGTATCGCCAAGTTCCAACTGATTGCAGGTGGTTCGCGTAGATGACCCGAATGAAGAAACCAAAAGCGACATATCTTCAAATCGGTATGCGGGTTGGGCGTAAAGTGCCAATAGTTCGTTTGCCAAAGTTTGTGCCGCAGTATCATCCACAAGCAACAAACCATCCAATGACAAGGTGCTAATACCGTATTCGGTTTGGCTGGTGGCATCGTTCGCGACTTGCGGTGTGCCACCTTCGCGGGTCGCACTGATTTTGTTGTATAGAAATTCTTGCCCGTACATGACAGACAGGGTTTGATATTTGATATCTGTTCCTTCATCGTCGGAAAATGCGGCTACCGCAGTGGCGAATGCTTTGGTTACTCTGTCGGTGAAGGTTAGTTTTCCGTCGCGGGAAACAAAAAAGTAGCCCTGTTCGCTATCTGCAATGGATTGCGCATAAGAAAGTGCATTGGTGTTGGCATCAATCTGATATGCACCCAATGTTGCTGTTCCCGCATCAATATCCGTTGTGTTCGTGTACGCAATTTCAGGCAACTGCAACAAATAATTCAAACGCGCACCAGATAATTCTTCCGAAGGTGTCCTGTCTTGGGTGGTTGCAGTATTCGCAAGCAATACGAAATCATCAGCCGCATTTATCGTCACGGTTGAAAGGTCGGTTGCCTTGCCCGTTGCATATGACAAATCAATATCCGTAATACGCCCAACGAACAATGTTTCATCCCCAAGTTTGATAGTCACCTTCCTTCGTGGTGTCACACCAGATTGACCAAGCACAGCATCCCAATATGGGGAACTTTGGTTCGTGGGGTCAAACCTTCTATCGTTATTCAGCAAAGTAACTGAACAGGAACCCGCAGAAAAATTAGAAAGTTGGTCTTGCCTTCCGCGTGTAATGCGAATGCTTTGAACATATGGCGCAACATCATCGCCAACCAAAGTTCCATCTAAATAATCTTGGTCAAGCACGCCATCCGTTGCACTATTCAAAGTGAACACATTGACAGGAAAACCAAGTTCCATCAGAACTGTGAGCGTTTCACCCCAAGCGGTTTGCGTTGCCACAATTACACCGCGTACACACTTTGAACCGTAAGCGGAATAAGCCCATTGGCGCGTTCATACGATTTCAGAACATCAATAATCCCACGCGCAACATCATCAGCATCCGTACCCATGCCCGCATTCACCGTCACATTCACGGTTGTGTCGGGCATCGTTCGCTGGTCGCTATAAAAATCTGGTGGCAACATTCTTCCGCTATCTGGTGGCAACGGAACAGTTACCTGCGGAATTTTTGTTGCCGATGGCAACACTGTTTGTCCGAATGCTTCCAACTGTCGCTTTGCGCGCTCTAACAACAGTTTTCCGTATTCCCGTTCCAAATCATTTAGGTCGCGTTGTGCTTCCGCAACCTTCAAAATTGCGTCGCGTTCCCGTTCCTGCGCTTCAACAACCTTGTCAATCGCATCCTGTTGAGCCTTCTTCGCATCATTGACCTTCTTCAAAATCTGTTCATAGGCATCGCTACCTTCCTTAGCCCCATCAACAGTTTCATTCAAATCTTCCTGCGCTTTATTCAAATTGACGGTGGCTTCACGCTGTCTATCTTCCGCATCTTTGACCGACAACTTTGCCTTTGCCAAACTGATTTCCGCTTCACGGATAGTCTGCGCATTGCTATCGGGGTCAAGGCGTGCTTTCGCAAGTGCCGCTTCCGCATCCCGTACCGCGAAAATGGCTTCTTCAATTCCGTAGGCGGAACGCTCAACATCGCGCTGTGCCTCATCCAATTTGTTTTGTTTATCCGTCGCCTGTGTGCTGTCCTTACCGTAACCCGTCACTATTTGGTTGAATTCTTTTTGTGCCAACACCAAGTTTGCGTTTGCTTCCGCCAAATCACCCTGCGCATTGATGGTCGCTTTCGTTGCACTCTGCAACGATTTCTGTGCGCTACTTGCGTCGCGTAACGCATCAGTGAACTTCTTGATTTTCTCGCGGGCAGTTTCAACCGACTTGCTGACCCCGCCCGTTTTCTTGTCACCCGTAATCAACGCCAAGTTTGCTTGCGCCGCGCTCAATGCATCCGCCGCCGCTTTCAAAGCCACCAAATCTTTATGTTCGGATTTGCGTAGCGTGTCCAAATTCTTTTGTGCCTGCGCAACAGCCTTCTGTGCATCGGCAAGGGTGTAAATCTTTCCTGCCGCACCATCCGCATCATCGCCCGTATCAACAAGTGCTTTGCGTGTTTCAATGATTGCATCAATCGTTGCGCGGGCAGTGTCACGAATGTGAATTCCTGTATCTGTCGCGGCTTTACTCAATCTGCCAAACGAAACTTCACCAATCTTGGCAATCTCTGGAATGTTGATACCGATGGCACGCAACGGGCTACTTAGCCCATTGATAACCCCGATGACCGAATTGATGGCACGGATAAAAGTATTCACAAAGAATTCAACACCAGCAATAATGAAATTCAAAACCGCGTTCACAACATCACGGAAACCTTCAAACTTCATATACGCCGCAACAACCGCGACACCCAAAGCAATAATCGCCGCAACAGCAATACCAATCGGATTAGCGAAAAGCGCAGTATTGAAGGCAACCTGCGAAATCGTTGCCGCAATAGCCACCAAACGCAACGCAACAAACGCAGTAATCAAGCCATAAATCGTGTTACCCAACGCACCCATATTCTCAATGAAGTTCAACAATTCACCAGAACTAAAACGGATAGCACCACCCAAACCTTGTTCCGAAATCACATTGGAAAGTTCTTGAATGAAATCCGTGACACCCTTCACCATCGGCGCAAGGCGTTCACCAATCTGAATAGCAACATCAACAATCGCATTCTTCGCCAACTTCAACTGCGCTTCCAAAGATTGCAATTGTTTATCGGCAACATCTTGCGTAAAACCGCCAGCCGAACGCAATTCTTTTTCATAGTTCTTTATCGCATCCGAAGTACCCAACAACGCCAAAATCGTTGAAACAGACTTATCCGCAAAACCCAACTGCGAAAGCGTTATCTTCTTCGTTTCATCCGTTGCGCCAGCCAACAAACCTTCCAAATCGGCAACAATGTCACCCATGTTCCGCAACTTGCCATCGCTATCAAACACCGAAACACCCATTGCTTCAAAGCCAACCTTGTTTTCAATGGCTTTGCTTTGCAGGTCACGCAACGCGATACTGAATTGCGTACCCGCTTCCGCACCCTTGATGCCTTGGTCAGCCAACGCCGCCAACACAGCAACACCCGTTTCAATATCCATGTTCACAGCCTTCATCGCCGCACCCGCCTTGTTCGTCAAGGCTTCCGAAAACTGTTGCACCGTCGCATTAGCAAGCGTGTTCGCGCGCACC